TACTGTCCTGGATTACCAATGGTGCTAATTGGAGTTTGCACTGGATAAGAATAATTGCTGTCATTGACTACTTGACCTGGATCAGTAATTAATAACAAATTGCTATCAATGCTGGTAAATGAACTGGTGCTTGAATTCAATGAGTAAATACCAAATTCAGTTGCTGCTAGATTCAACCAGTATGTTCCATCGGCTTCATCTCCTGTTGGGCGAATGCTTGTTCCGTTTAATTGATCCAAATCAATGTTTGCACGAATTGCATACAATTGATTGCCAAGTCCTAGTGCGCTATATGCAGTTAATAAACCATATTCGTTTGTTTCAGCAGCATTAACTGGAGTACCAGAAGAGCTTGTTTGAAACATTGGTGCGCCCAATGCAGTTACTAAGTCTCGTTGACTAGTAAAAGATTGCAGTTTTCCTGCATAAGCTGCCGAAGTTCCTATTGCTGGAGCTCCGTTATATGTTTTGTCTTGTGCAGTGGCTAGTATAACTAGTGGTACTGAACCTACATTGCTGTTTACATATTGACTTTGGTCATTTACGGAAATTTCAATTCCTGGGGAAACTAGTGCCATGGTCATAATCCTTTATAATACATGTTATGAATATTTAGTTATAATGCCAAAATTCCATGGTATAGCAGGAGCCTTTGCAAAGGTTTCGTATAAATATTGCTATGTTGAAACGTGAATTATGTCCAATCTGTAATGTAAACGCCTGTGCCATTAATTATGTCAAGGACGAAGTGTACCACTACCGTAGTAAGTGTAGTAGTTGTATTCGAAAGGGAAGAAAAAATAAACCAGTGCCTGCTTGGGCCAAGTCAGGATATACAAAAAAACCGCAATGTGAAAAATGCGGTTTTAAATTCAAGTTCCCCAAGGAACAAAGTGCGGTGTTTTATGTCGATGGCAACTTAAAAAATAACAATCACTTTAATCTCAAGACTGTGTGCTTGAATTGCGTGCAAGAGGTGTATAAGAGCCGACTACCTTGGAAACCTTCGGAGATTGTACCAGACTTTTGAGTTGGGTAAACAACTCGTCAATTGTGTCATTATTGTCTATCTCTGCATCAAATTCTGTTCCGGCCCAGGCAGTCTCACTGGGGTGTACTCCTAGAGTTTTTAAGTTTTCTATAAACATTGCTTCGCCAGCATTTGCTCGTGTAGCAACCTCGTACCACTCAGGAAGCGGTCCACGTTGTATCCAAATTATACGGCCGCCTTGTGCTCGTATTGCCTTGATCTCGTTAGGAAATCTACAATCAGTGATCACAATATTGTCTCGGCTGGTACGTATTTTATTCTCTAGACTTGCTATCCACATGTCGTCGTGGAAGCCATCTCGAATAACCTCAGTGCCCCAGTATTGTAATACGTGTCTTGGGGTAATATCTCGTCCCAGACGTGTACTCCACCATTCATCTCGTTGTTCTCTCCACTCTCGGCTTTGAGTAGTTCTACCCTCGAGCAATTGGCGATCCCAGCCAAATACGTTGGCAACAGCGTCCTTTAAACTACTTGCAAAACTTTCCCTACGATACCCGTGAAAGTTTACCAAATAATCAGCAGCAGTGTCCTTGCCGCTGCCTATCAATCCAACAATACCTATGATCATAAAAAATGCTCCTGTACGAGCATTTTAACTTATTTGTAATATAAAGTCAATTACTTTTTGGCTTTATGGCAATATCTATTTCACCATCATTGCCTTTGATTTTTAATGTAACAGGACCACGTGCTTTAACTGGACTTGTTTTATGTATATCTGGATTCTCGCTTGAACCATTAGGTGTTAATCTATGTGATTTAACTCCAAAGGCTTTTTCAGCTTGGTCAAGTATATCATGCTCGCCTTGTGAGTAGGCTACAGTAACTAAAGCCTGTCCGCTTGGACCTTCTTTCTCGGGTTCAAATTCATATTTGCCATCAGGTGCGCCAGCACCGGGTAAGAAATGTGCTGCAAAACGCCAAGGAGCATAGGGACTTGAGTTATCTAAATTTGGATGATTCTTCATACCCGGAGTAGCAGTAATATGGCTGTCAGGCATGCGACTTTCTTCAGTAATAATTTCTTTAATTCTCATAATGATATTTATCCCATAATCCAAGTCAACGGCTGGCTACCATCAACGTACAATTTCAAATCTTCTTCTAGTTTTTCCATTTCGGCTTGTGCTTCTGTTTTTAGATCAGCACCGTTTAGTGTAGCTCCGCCCTGCGGGCCAGCTATTTGACTAAACTTAGAGCGTGCTTCGCCTAGAATTCGCTTGCTGAAACTATAAGCATAATCTTGTATCCATGGAAAAATCTGCGGATCATTTAATAACATTGAATCAGGTTTTATATTATCAATTTGTAGCAACACACTTTCATTTTGTGTTGGATCGGGATTGGCTCCTTGGAATGGCATTTTACGAACTAGCGTTAACTTTTTAGTAGTTCTGTTAAATGTAAAATTCATAAAACCACCAAACATGGTCATGGCCAACTTTTGATAGTCGACGAACAATTCATAGTTGGTAAGTCCGCCAACACGTCCTGCGGTTAGCATATATGTATTCAAGTAGCCGCTAGAGAACGGTTCAAATTGACTTGCTGTAGTTCCTGTCACACTTCCAATACCACGTCTGTAAATAGCCCTAATGTTTTGTATCTCTTTGGGCATGATGTATTCTTGAGTCTCGGGCAATAGTTGCAAGAACGCATAGCTTTCTTCGTATGCATTTTGTGCTCGTTGTCTGTACTTAATCATGGCTTGATTAATTGCCATTTCATAGTGTTCTTTTTCAAGCTCAACATCAACTATGCCGTCTGCCAAACGCATACGAATGTAGTCGGTTATTGCTGCACGGATTGAGTCGTTAGTATTGCCGTATGCCCAATTTGGATCTTGTACGCCAGGAAATGTTACTGTGCTTGATCCATCAAAGGCAATGTGTGCCCCAGATTGTGCGCCTGTATTGGCATTAAAAAGACTTGGAGCGGTTATATTATTTTGATGATCATAACCCGGCTCAACTGTGACATTACTTGTAAATGGTGTACTCATGAAAAATCCCGTATAGCGTATTTATTACACTATTACGGGATTGGTTAGTATTAAACTGCTTTAAGTAACACTATCTCTGCGTTCATTCTGCCGTTTAACTTGCTCTCAGTGGCTTTGACATCATCCAAGAACTTTCTCAGCTGAACTTTTCCTGCTTTTGCAAACTCTCTAAGTTGTTCTTCGGGCTTACGCAGGGTTTTGCATACGCTCTTGCTTTCATCAAAATTAATGATACTGGTACCTTTCACACTCAAGGTCTTGTATGCTTCGGCTTCGTATCTTCCAAGTTTTCTGTATTTTGTGTTATAAATCCATAACGTCTGTGCACCTACAATTTCTGCAGGATTGATACTAACAATCTTTAGTTCGGTATGCGTTTTAGCATATTTGAGTTTGGCAATTACCTTTTCTTTGCTAGGAGCCTTTTTAACTCTAGCTTTCTTGAGCGACTTTTTAACTCCACGATACTGTTCGATCGCTGCCATCAAGTTGTCAATCCAAGCAATCATTCGCTTGAAATCTGCTGCCTTGTAATGTGCATAACCTTCTTTTAAGTCTGCATCTTTTTTGGCCATTGCCAGTTCAAGTTCCTGTTTACGAGCTTTGTATAATTCCTCATACTTGCCCAATTGGCTTTGTACTACATTCTTGGCAACTAAAAAATCATAGGGCTTAAAGTCTGTTTTAATTGCTTTTGTAACATCATCATACACACCTTCGATGTCACCAATGATCTCGCTTGTTTTCTCATTTAAACGATCTTGGATTGTGGGAGCTCTATATACTTCTTTGACTTCTTCTACAACCTCTTGCACTTCAGGCTCGGCGCCATCAATTGCTTTTAGAATACACTCATCCAAAAATTCAATATGTCTAGGCTTTAGGGGCATATTAGCACGAATATGTGCCATAATCAAACAACATGCAGTCATTGGAATACTGCGATCACCACTACGTTCAAAGGCTTTAATTTGCTCTTTGTTAAAACGCTTGGTTTGTAAACGCACCCATTCTACAACATTTTTACGTGCATCTTTTTGACTGTAGTAATAGTTGTAGTAGTAAAAACTTTTTCTCAGTTTGTGATCAAAGTCTGCATCGCTCAGTTCAATGTCGCTGGCGTCCCAGTCAGGCTCGCCTCCGGTGTACTTTTCATCGTGAAAAGCCGGATTACGAACTTTGGTTTGTTTGGTCTTGATCTTGATGCCTGCCACTGTTGCCATATTATCTCCCGTAAAACTATATTATACTACATCTTGAGCAAAGTGCCAAATGTCAGGTGTTGCTCTAATACAACAAGAGCTTCATCCAATTGGCGAGCCAATTCTTCATATCGAACAGTATATCGATTTCGGCGCCGACATTCCACAAATTCCCCGTCCAATTTTGCCCAATAAGCCACACAATTTTGAAACATCAAATTCAATTTGGCGTCGCCCAATCGTACTACGATGGGACGAGCATCTGCTATTCTGTTGTAAAGAGCGGGGCTATGTGACTGCATAACTGTAATTATACTAGATAAATCATTCCCAGTCAAATTGGGTAAATACACAATAATCTAGGAAAAGACAGTGGCAAGACTAAGTTTATGGCAAAATGGCCGACACACAAATGATTACAAATTCTTGGATCGCCGGATTTCAGAAATGTTTACTATTGGCGGTACCGGAGTATTGTTAAACAAATATCTCGGTCCTGTAGCACAAGGTGTACAACTAACAACCACTGCAGGCCAAACCGTAAACACCGATCCCTTGACTTTTAGTAACACAACTGGTGTTCAATTAAATGATTTTGCATTTGGCGCAGGAATTCCCGCCAATGCTCAGGTTATTGCAATTAATACAACCTCAATAACGCTTAATGTAACAACAACTAGTCTAGTAGGCACTGGGGCAACTATTGGATTCAGTAGCGATGCTACTCAGCCCAGTTATACCAATCAAAGTGCATTAAACATTCAAGACTTGTTATGGACTGAGAATCGAGATAGAAAATATGATACCTCAGTTTACAAGATGCGCGGTATATATCAACGTGCTGATCAAGACTTTGACCTAAGCCAATTTGGTTTATTCTTACAAACTGGCACTATTTTTATGGTGTTTCATTTACGTGACATGGTGGACCAAATTGGGCGCAAACTGCTAAGTGGTGACGTATTAGAGCTAGAACATTTAAAAGACTATGATAGTTTGAATCAAGACGTGCCGGCTGCGTTAAAACGTTTTTATGTTGTTGGCGATGCAAGTTGGGCAAGCGAGGGTTTTAGCCCTACATGGTGGCCTCATTTATGGCGTGTTAAACTTAATCCTCTTGTTGATAGTCAAGAGTACAAAGACATTCTCAATAACATTGCTGCTGGTACGGGAACAACAACTCCAGTAGGATCAATCTTGAGTACCTACAATACTTACTTAAACATCAATGAAGCAATTGTTGCCCAAGCAGATTTTGATGTTCCTACTTCTGGTTACGATACTAGTAATTTTTACACCATAGCCAATGTAGGCGGGGTAGCACTTAGCGGAAATGCTGTAACCAGTGACTCTACAATCATCACCGCAGACAATACTGCAATTACCGGGGACTCAGGAATACCAAGCCCAGATTACAAAATTGAAGGTTACTTAACCGGAGATGGCAAAGCTCCAAATAGTTTAGTAACTGGAGCTGGAGTGGCCTTCCCAAGTAATCCAAAAAATGGCGATTACTTTTTACGATTGGATTATTTGCCCAATAGACTGTTTAGATTTAATGGTAATTTTTGGGGCAAGATCGAGGATGCAGTACGCACTAACCTAACCCCAGGTGCTACAAATAATCAAACACAACTTGCAGGATATGTAAATAACACAAATACATTCACTGACAGTAACGGCAATACACAAAATAGTCTGCAACCCCTAAGCCGTGTGTTAGGTATTAGAGCAGACAATAATGAAAGTTAATTATGGCTAGTTTAGTTCAATTTACATACGATGGACAAATACGGCGTTTTGTAACGCAATTTATGCGAATGATGTCAAACTACCAAGTTGAGTTTGGTCGTGATGCCAATGGCAATCGCACACTGCAAACTGTTCCAGTTTACTATGGCTCACCAAGCCATCAAGCAGATACAATCATTAGACTTAACAGTGAGAATCCACTGAATGCTGTTCCCGCAATGGCAACTTATATCAATGCGCTAACATACGACCGTGATCGTTTACAAAATCCCTATCACGAGAGTTATAATAGAATTATAGAACAAACATTTGATTCTGTTACGCAAATGCCTACTGGTGCACAAGGCAGTGCGTATAGTGTTGAGAGAATTATGCCTGCACCATATAAGTTGCAAATGAAGCTAGATATTTGGACCAGTAACACAGATCAAAAGCAACAACTACTTGAACAAATGTTGCCTTTGTTTAACCCTGGATTTGAAATACAAAGCACCGACAACTTTTTAGACTGGACCAGTTTAAGTGTTGCATTATTAACTGATATAAGTTATACCAACAGAACTGTACCACTAGGAACAGATGACAATATAGATATAGCTTCATTGACATTTGAATTGCCAATTTGGTTAAGTCTTCCAGCTAAAGTTAAAAAGGCAGGAGTTGTGGCACAAATTATTGCCAACATCTATGACACCAGTGGAGAGTTAAACACCGACATTGTGAATACGGTAGCGACTACTCAATTGAGATTTACACCAATGAATTATGATATTATCTACGTAGGTAATACGCTTACCTTGTATGAGCCGTTGCCAGCATCTGGCGAAGGAATTCCGGTGGCATGGCAAAATTTACTCACGTTGTATGGCAAACTAACCAATGGTATAAGCCAAGCTAGATTGAGCTTTGACTACACTGACGGACAGCATGAGATCGTGGGCACTGTTGCATTTAGTCCGGGCGATCCTTCTCAGTTACTATTCACTCCCGATACTGCTACTTTACCAGCAAATACACTACCTCCCGTGAATGCCATCATTGATCCATTTAATGTTACTGTTAACAATAGTATCCTAAACCCAAGTACAGGAACTAGTTATTTGATATTAAATCCAATTGGCGATGCTGATGGTACTAGTGCTACCGCTTGGCAAGGTGCAACTGGTACGAACTTAATCGCCAATGCCAATGACATTATACAATGGAACGGCAGTTACTGGACTGTGATATTTGATAGTAACAACTCTGGAGTTCAGTACGTTACCAACTTGACTACACAAGTTCAATATGTATGGAACAATGGCGTTTGGCAAAAGAGCTATCAAGGTATTTACAAAGCCGGAAATTGGAGTTTGGTACTGTAATATGACCGAGCACTTAGAGGGATGTGGCGCATTAATTTACGCTAAAAAAACCAATCGTTATTTGTTCTTGCTACGCAATAAAAGCAAACACAGTGGTAGCTGGGGCATTGTGGGCGGTAAAGTAGATGCTGGCGAAACTGTAATGCAGGGCCTAATTCGAGAAATCCGCGAAGAAATTGGTGTCGACTATACTGCTCAAAAATTTATTCCCTTAGAAACATTTACCGCAGACAATAGAAAATTTGTTTACTATACTTTTCTTGTTAGTGTTGACACAGAATTTGTTCCCTCACTCAACGAGGAACATAGAGGGTATTGTTGGGTAGAACTAGATGATTATCCCAAGCCCTTACATCCAGGACTTTGGCGTAGTTTTAGTTTTGATATTGTGCGTAAAAAAATTAAAACGCTAGAAAATATATTAAATTAAGCAGACAACAAGCCAAGATCTGCTTCTAGTACAAAATCAGTATACTCGATTTGTCTAAAATTAGGCAAGCTAATATGACGGTCATGTGCCCACCAAGTACTATTTGGCATCACTCGCACAAATTCTACATCATTGTAAGTGGTCATTACTGCATGTAATGAATTTGTAAAATACACATTAGAATGAACTTTATCTGTTAATTGGTACGCATTGGTACCTTTGTATATGTTGTTGTATGGACCATCCTGATCGTAACTGTCAAAGCCTAATAGGAATACTTTTTTGTGTCCATCAAAACAAGCCATATATGCAGCAACTGCTCCTGCATCAAAATATAAATTTTGTGGTATTAGATAAAATTTACCAGGGTAGTCTAATAATGCATCTGCATTAGCATAAACAATATTATTGTTGCAATAATCAGAAGCGGCTATTTCCTCAATAATTTCGTCCCCAACTGCAACTAAAAAATCTGGAGAATGCTCGCGATACAATGCATTACACCCATAAGTTTGTAAACTATTCACACCGCCAATTCCAGAGACATGATTTACAACTAAATTTAAATCCATTGTAGCTCTACTTTCACCATTGCCAATTACCGCGGCTTGTGTGGTAGTATGTGTATTGAAAACACTATTTGGCACTGATTCTAATTCTGGTGTCCAAGAGACATCTTTATAGACAAGATTTTTAACCACGCTTTCGCCAGAGTAGCTGCTTCTGTAAAGTTTTTTAAGTTGTTGCATTTGAGATTCCTGTTACAGTGTATTTATGCAATTTACATTGGTATGGCAGTTCTAGACAATTTTACAGTATTGTTTGAACTAGTTCCCGTTGCCCAAAGGGTTATTGTGCCTGCGCTCATATTTGCAGAAAAGGTCATTCTCTGGCTTGTACCGGTGTATATTATACCGTATGTAACTACGTTAACGTTTGCCCCGTCTTGTGCTAATAGCACTTCGGCCGCTTGGCTTTGTGATGTAATAGTATCTTGAGCTGATATTATGTATTTTGCTACACGAATTGTTGTATTAGCAAATGTATCAATTGCAGTTGCACCAGTACCAACACTAGTAATGGTATTTGCAATATCAGTAACAGCAGACGTTCCACGGGTAATATTGCCGCCAACATTCAAATTGCCAGCAACTCCTGCACCGCCGGCTACTACTAATGCACCTGTAGTGGTTGAACTTGACGTCGTAGTACCTGGTATGACTACATTGCCTAATTGATTTACACTTAGTACTGATTGGAGATTGTTATTGCCATTGTTACCGTCTGCTTTAATAAACCATTGGAAAGTGGCTCCGTAGTTATTATCATCAATTGCACCAAATCTTGCACCCGGTATTCCGTTACCTACACCAGTGTATGTGTAAAAATCAATAGCAGATCCAGCGCCACCGCTACCACCAGTATTAATTAAATTAAGTTGTGTTTTTAGTGTAGCTGACTGGCTATTGATTAAATTTAATGGGGCTACAGTATATAAATTATTTGGACTACTTGGAACTGTACCAAGTGTTACATTGCCTATAAACGCTCCAGCAACTTGTACATTACCACCAACATACAAATTGCCAGCAATACCAGCCCCACCTGCTACTTGTAATGCGCCCGTAGTAGTTGAAGTTGTTGCGGTGGTATTACTAACTATCAGCTGGTTTGTTATAGTGCCACCAGTGAATCCACCGCCTGCGACCCAGGCTAAACTTGTACCATTGGATCCTAGTACCGATCCAGGAGAGCCCAAGGTACCATTTATGTAAAGTCCAGCGCCATTGACAAATAATACATTTCCAAGTTGTACATTGGCATAATTTGATATAGAGATATTACTAGCCGTTACTCCAGCATTGTTAGTAAAAGCATAAACAAAACTTTGTAGACTCTCGCTCCAATACATTGCGGTATTGGCTACTAGGCCATGAGCACGATTAAATATGAATCCAACATCAACATTTGGACTTGATGCTCCAGCATTCAATACTGTCATTGATTCATTGAAAACTTCAATGTTTGTGCTTAAATTATTAACTAGTGGGCGAGTTAAAGCCATTATTTTATCCGTCTTATTCTATATTTAGCAAAAAACAAAAGGGCCCTAAGGCCCTGTTTTTGGGGTTAGAAATTGGTTAAACTCTGCCGACTACCACTTCAATAACGCCTTTTCCAGCAACTGGAAATGCTTGTAGTGCTTTACCAATAACTTGCCCAACAGTGGCACTATTATTTGTTTTAGCATAACCAAACCCAGCACTAACCATTAAATCCCCGGCTTGCACAGGTCCAATTACTTGGCATGGAACACGTCCCATTAATGCTAGTGGGGTCACGTATTGTCCCGTTAATCCGCCATTCATTAGAGTTGCAGGATTTGTAGAAACTACGCCTGCTACGCGAGTTGTATCAGCGTCTGCTACCATTACTTCTGCGCTACCGCCAAACATTAATACAGTACCAGGATTATAAAATTTATCAGCTTGATAGTTTTCTGCCAAGTCAGCGTAAAGTGCATGAACCGCAGTACCGTAAAAGTTATTCCACCAAGCACTAGTTGATCCCAAGTTAACCGAAGCATTAGCATTTGGCACAATTGCTGCGCTCACAGTCAATCCAGCCAGGGTACCAACTGCTGTAATATTTGTTTGACTTGCAGTTTGCAATGTACCTGTTAATGTTGTACTACCACTTGCACCAATTGAAGTAACACCACCTAATGTAGTAATATTTGGCTGGCTTGCAGTTTGCAATGTACCTGTTAATGTTGTACTACCACTTGCACCAATTGAAGTAACACCACCTAATGTAGTAATATTTGGCTGGCTTGCACTTGAACTGTTTAGTGTACCGTATAGTACCGCACCACTGTTACCAATTGTAACTGCACGTAATGTTGTTGCATCAACAGTAGACACGTATTCTGTTGTTTCATAAACAGTATTATTAATTGTGGTTGTAGTACCATTAACTGTCAAACAACCTGTAATTGTAAAGTTACCAGCTGCAGTTGTAGTAACACCGCTTGTACCAATTGATGTGACACCAGCTAATGTAGTAATATTTGGCTGACTTGCACTTGAACTATTTAATGTACCATATAGTACTGCACCTGAATTACCAATTGTACCAGCATTAAGAGTTGAGGCTATGATTGTGCCACTACTTGTAATTGCAGCCGCGGTGGTTGCACCACTGACTGTTAAACCTGTTAGTGTACCAACAGCAGTAACATTAGGCTGACTTGCAGTACTTAACGTACCAGTTAATGTGGCACCAGTGTTACCAATTGTAGCTGCGTTTACGATTGCGGCAGTAGCAGTACCTGTTACGTTTAAACTGTTAAATTGTGCAGATCCAGCTCCTATAACACCACTGGATGTCACAGTCCAAACTTGATTTCCGCCGACACCAATTGTAACGTTTGAGGTATTGACTGTAACGTTTGCAGTACCGTTGGTTAGTGTTGTTGCACTTGCGGCATTGGCACTTGCAATTGCACTTGCTGTTGGGACACCACCTGTTGTTGTTACTGATTGAACTGTACCGCCTGGAGTAAACACTACCGCAGTAGGATTTGGCACAGCTGTTGTTGGTGCTGGTGCAAAAATAAGCGAGCCAGTTACTGAATCAATGCTGATATTTGCGCCGCTTGCCCCGCCTACGTTCAATCCGTTTTGTACTATAAAATTATTATTTGCCATTTTCTTTTCCTAATCGGTTCACTATCCCCGAAAAATATACTCAGTTAGGGCAGACCATCTGCCCTAACCATCCCTATTAAACTGCGTTATACTGCTTGGTCATTCTAATTACTGTACTGTTGTTAGTTGTTGTACCTTGTAACTGAACAATATTACCGCTCATTACTGCACTCCAAGTTGTTAAACTGTTTCCAGCTGTATTAATAGTACCATAAACTACAACGTTTGCCACTGTACCGTTTGATATTACCAATACTTCAGTTGCTTCTTTTACGCTACCCAATGTACTCGTCAATATATACTTGGCAGTACTGTAAGTATTAGCAAAGAAACTATCAACTGTAGTTGGTGTACTTGCCGTTGCAATTGTAACGTTTGCTACAGTACTTGCAATTGCACCAGTTGTGTTAATTGTATACTGAGTTTGTAAACTACTTGTACCAGTTGTAAATGTAATACCAGTTCCAGTAATTGTGTTAACTGTATTATAACCACTTGTATCATACAATTGTGCCACAGTGCTTGTTGTTGTCAACATACGAACATCAATTACATCAGTGCTTTGTGGAGCTTCTGTAAATGTCAGTGATGTTCCTGATACTGAGTAAGCCAATGTTGGAATTTGTACCACACCGTTAATACTTACAATACAACTTGCAGTAGTCTGACTGCTAGATAATGTAAATACCGTCTGCGATCCAGTTCCAGTAAACTGTTGATCTTGGATAACTGTAAACGATGTTGTCGCACTTTGCCAACTTGTACCATTAAACCATTCAATTGATCCAACAGTACTACTGTATCGTAACATACCAGTCGTGTCAGTTCCGCCGCTGCTACCTGGACGTTGGCTACTAGTACCAACTGGTATCATCATTGAGTCAGTACTGTTAACAACCAATTTGGCGCCTTGTGCAAAACTTGTACTTGCACCATTACCACCAATAATAACTGCGTCATATGCAGTTAGTGGTTTAGCATAAATCAGTGTTGAATCATTGACACCTTGCATTATTAATGCATTGATGTTTGTGGCGCCTGTTGTTCCAGCACTGGCTCTACCAGTATTGAATTGTGCGCCAGCAACTTGTACTAACGAAGCGCCATTATAAACGTTGCCGCTTATGCTTGCTCCGCCCCAAACTTGTAGCGCACCAGTATTAGCAGTTAGCGAGTTGGTGTTTGTAGATTTAACAACCAATGTGTTACCACTTGTGATACGTGCAACTTCAAATTGTTTAGTTGTACCACCTGTTGCAAATATAATATCGTTCTTCTGATATGTATTCAATATCAAGTTACCGCCACCAGTTGTGGTGTTACCAGCAACAATCAAGTAACCATCGTTAGGGTTGTATAAATTGTATGCAGCTTGGCTGTATCCCGAGCCAACAATACCCATGTCAACATAAGTATCGTTGTCGCTACCGTTATTGGCCACTGCCGCAATGTCTGAACTTGCATTGTTACCGTTATTGGCGTTTTGAATACTGACTTGACTGTAGTTATTAATGTTCAAACCAACTTGAATTGGTGCGTTAGCCGGAATATAATTTAATACACTACCAAATACACCAGTACTACCAACATATAAGTTACCAGTAATACCGGCGCCACCAGTTACTTGTAGCGCACCAGTTGAGGTGCTGGTACTTGACGCACCGCTGGTTGCTGCAACCGTACCGCAACCAGTAAAGGTTCCGTTAACTTGTAGTGTTTGGATATAAGAAGTGCCGCTTCCACTAAATGCAGTTGCACTTAATGTTCCAGTATTTGGAACATAACTTAATCCACCGTTTACCTGAGCTTGTACGTTACCGGTGCTACTTTGTCCACTTAGTATTGGATAGAAAGTACTACCACTAGTATTGTTTGTAACTCCAGTATAGATTGAAGCGTTTGCTGTTGGGTATGTACCTGTTATTGATCCAATTGACAAGTTTGTTAAGCCTGCACCTGATCCAACAAATGCACTTGCGTAAATTGTTCCAGTGCTTGGATTAACGTTAACTGTTGTAGTTGTGTTAAATGTACTATTACCACTTGTAGCATTAGCAAAGCCCAAATAATAAGTTTGGTTGTTGGTTACGGCTTGAACTACTTTATAATAACTTACGTTGGCAGTGTTTACTGTACCGTTAACGTTGGTAGCAGTTAGTGCTGTCAAATATGTACCTGTACCATTTACGTTAGCGCCAGTATTACCAATTGTGGCAGCATTTACTGTAGCAGTTGTAACTGAAGTTGTTGCATTTAATGTAGTAAAGTTACCAGTACTTGCATTAGTAGCACCAATAGTTGTACCATTAATACTTCCACCTGTTATTACTGCATTAGCAGTTGAAAGTCCAGTAGAAGCCAATACATAAACACCGTTTACGTTTGTTCCTGTTACAGTTGCACCAGTATTACCAATGGTTGCTGCATTTAGAGTGGAAGCAATAATTGTACCAAATTGTCCACTAGCACCAACGTTACCAATTGTGGCAGCATTAACAGTACTTGCAATTAGTGTGCCACTTAGTGTTGCACTAGCACCAGTAATTGTGGCACCAGTATTACCAATGGTTGCTGCATTAACAGTACTTGCAATAATTGTACCAAATTGACCATTAGCCCCTGTATTACCAATAGTTGCTGCATTAACAGTACTTGCAATTAATGTGCCAGTTAAAGTCTCATTAGCACCAGTAAATACAGCTCCTGTGTTACCAATGGTTGCTGCATTAACAGTACTTGCAATTAATGTACCGCTTAATGTTGCACTAGCACCAGTAATTGTAGCGCCTGTGTTACCAATGATTGCCGCATTTAATGTAGAAGCAATAATTGTACCAAATTGTCCGCTTGCACCAACGTTACCAATTGTTGCTGCATTTAAAGTAGCAGTTGTAACTGAAGTTGTTGCATTTAATGTAGTAAAGTTACCAGTACTTGCAGTTGTTGATCCAATTGGAGTATTTTGAATACTTCCAGCATATACTGCCCCAGTAACTCCCACACCGCCTTGTACTTGCAATGCGCCACTGCTGGTGTTTGTTGCTGCAACTGAACTTGTTACTACTACTGTATTAGCAGTAGTTATAGTCATTACTTGATTGTTTGTGTTTAATCCACCAGCTACAAAGAAAATATTACCAGTTGTAGCAGCAGTGCCAAGCATCAAGTTACCAAGTGATCCTGTTGCATTTGCTTGTACATATAAGTAACCGTCACCTGCATAGCTTAGAGTCTGACCATTTGTGGCTCCGTTGTACCCTGAGCTATTAATACCCATATCAATGTAGCCAGTTCCGGCGGTACCGGTATCCATTGTAGCAACGAAGTCAGTACTTGCACTTGTGCCACTACTAATATTTTGGTTGTTAACCTGTGCATACCCATTAAAGTTTGTACTTGCTTGTATAACTGTCTGTGGTTGGTATACATAACCAGCAGTAATACCTGCATATAAAGCACCAAAGCCTGCAGCATTACCTGTAAATTGTCCAGTTGGTGAGTTAATCACTGTGCTTGAGGTCAAATTAATATTACCACCAACCCATAAATTACCACCAATATAAGCACCACCAGTTACTTGCAGAGCACCGGTACTAGCACCAGTATTTTGAGTTGCGTTTGTAAATTGTACAACGCCACCAACGTTTAGTGCTCCGCCAATACCTGCGCCACCGCTACCAGCAACAACCAATGCGCCAGTTGTAGTGCTTGAGCTTGTAGTTCCGCTACCAGCAACAATATTTCCACTAGCAATAACAGTTGAGCCTACGTTTAATGCTCCAGCAATACCAGCACCACCAGCAACTTGTAATGCTCCAGTTGTGGTACTTGTACTTGGTGTTGTGTTCATTGCCAACAATGAGCCAAGTTTTAATGCGTCATATATTAAGTTAGTACTAGCCAAGTTAATTACGTTGCCTGATGGCTCAGGTACGTTTGAGAACAAGTACCAATCTCCATCAAGGTAATTACGAACAAAACCAGAATGTGAGTATAAGTTAGCAGCTCCACCAACAAAGTGTGAGTAGAAACCAATATCATAGTTATAAGGATAAGGGTTAGTACCAGTCAAATATAACAGTGGTTCATTAACACTCAAAATTTGAGTTTGAACTGTTTGTAGTGTATTAGCGTAAATTGTACCACCAACCCACAAGTCTTGACTAATTGCAGCACCACCTAGTGTGTAGAATGAGCCAGTGCTCAATCCTGTTGCGTTTGTAGTATTGGTTATTTGTGTTTGTCCGCTAGCACTTAATGTAGTAAATGCACCAGTGCTTGCTACGCCTGTACCAATTGGAGTTCCAGCAATGTTACCGCCAGTTATTACTGCATTAGCAGTCGACAATCCAGTAGAAGCCAATACATAAACGCCATTTACATTAGTACCAGTTAGCGTAGCACCAGTATTACCAATTGTGGCAGCATTTAATGTTGCTGCAATTAACGTACCACTTAGTGTTTCACTTGCACCACTGAACGTTGCCCCAGCATTACCAATTGTTGCTGCATTAACAGTACTTGCGATCAATGTACCGCTTAGTGTTTCACTTGCACCAGTAAATACAGCACCTGTATTACCAATTGTGGCAGCATTTAATGTTGTCGCAATTAATGTACCTGTCAGGGTTTCACTAGCACCACTGAATACTGCACCAGCATTACCGATCGTTGCTGCATTTACTGTACTTGCGAACAATGTACCACTTAGTGTTTCACTAGCACCAGTAAATACAGCACCAGTGTTACCAATAGTAGCGGCATTAACCGTACTTGCTATTAATGTACCAGTCAGTGTTTCGCTAGCACCCGAGAACACTGCACCAGCGTTACCAATAGTAGCGGCATTAACCGTACTTGCTATTAATGTACCAGTCAGTGTTTCGCTAGCACCCGAGAACACTGCACCAGCGTTACCAATTGTTGCTGCGTTTACGGTGGCAGCAATTAATGTACCAGTTAAAGTTTCGCTTGCACCACTGAATACTGCACCGGCGTTACCAATTGTAGCAGCATTAACAGTACTTGCTATTACTGTACCAGCATTTAATGCGCCAGTACTAGGGTTATAATTTAATGCAGAGTTAACGCCAGTAATACTATTACCAGAAGTTGCTTGAGTAGCTAATTCTAAATAATAAGATTGATTACTACTAACTGGGGTAACAGTATCATAAGAGGCTACGTTGGCACTAGTGGCAGATACCATACTGCCCAAGCTACCTTGGAATGTACCATATAAATTTTGAGCGTAAAGATTACCATTAGTTAAAACTATATTACCATTGACGCTGGTTAAATTACCAGTTACGCTAAGGTTAGCATAGTTAGTAATACCAAGAGTACCAGTATAAGCTGCACCCATAAAATAAACAACGTTAGAAACGTTGGCGGCAGCAGTTGGCACTATTGTATCAGCAAAGTTTAAAACACCTGCTTGGTAGTCAAAGAACCAAGAATCACTAGCACCAGATCCAGCTACAGGTAAATTTGTAAAGTTTGCTACCTGAGCAACAGTTGCTCCTGGAGGTCCGGCATATATTTTAAGTTGGTAACCAGATCCAAAACTTGGTGGAATCCAATTGGTTATACCAGTACTCCAAGTTTCGTTTGTTTCTGACTCGCTTAATGCAGTTCCTTGTACTACTGCACTAGTTGATGTATTATACACCGAAACAATAGTACTACCATTTAATACCGTATTTGCACTAGGCGCACTTGATACGTTGGGAATTGCGAAATCTTGTTGAAGTACTGACGCTCCAGGAACCAATAACGGACTAGCAATAGACTCGTTATAGGGTTGTTTTGCAGTGTATAAATCGGTCTTGGCTACGCCATAGCCAACCTTTTTATTTAAGTAGTCAACGATCTGATTTTGTGATATTGCCATTTTTTATAGTTCTCTCTTATTATGATGTTGCAACGTATAATGCTGTTAGCGATTGACCACTTGTCAACTTAACTCTAACGTAAACCTCGTTACTCTTATTACCTGTGGTTGATGTGTTAACTGATCCAAATGTAACGTTCACACTATATGTACCATTGGAGTTTAGTGTTGCGTTTCCGCCAACTGCACATCCATTGCTTCCGTTGCCACCTGTACCAGTACCTGGAACACCAGAACCAGCATAGGCCGCCGCCGCATTTAGCCATCCGTTAGTGGGGCTTGCATAAGTTGGGTCAGTGACTCCGGGTAATGCAATCCACAATCCAGCCAATGTTCCTGTATAGTGTATATAGAAACTGCTCAGTGCGGCATAGTTAAACTTAAACGTAAAGTACTGACTTGCGGCACGTCCAGAACTCAAATTGGGTCCTACTGGATAATATCCAGTACTGTAATTTGTTACATCGTACTGTAATTTTGCAGCAACAACTGTTGCGTCTGTTATTAACAATGGACTTGTTTGACTATTAAATGTTGTCTCAGTTCCAGTGTATGTGGGATTGTCTGCAGCAGTACCACCATCTGGATTGGTAATACGAGCAGCAGTTCCGAACGAGCTTGTTAAACTTGTTTCTTCAATTTGTGTGCTTGTACCTGTTTTGTACAATATAATACTACCTGGTGCAAATTGTCCACTACCAGTGGTTGCATATGGAGTTGAAACACTTAGTGTTGGTCCAAGTGTTGAAGCAGCACTACCAAAGCCGGTCGTGACATTTGATGTTGTCGAGAACGTGTAAGCAGTAGTATTGCTACGTGTTAATGGTAATGGTATTCCCACTTGAGTCAGTGTTCTATTGGCCGGTGCTAGTAATGCTCCACCTGCGCCAAGACTTGAGAAGAAGTTAGCAGAAGTGCTGGTCCAAGCTGCATAGTACAAGTCACCACTTAAGTTTTGTACTGTGCCATTTATTGTAAAGCCAGCGCTGGAGTTTAAATGCGGAATAGTGCTTGAATAAGTGACCACGTTACTGCTCAATGCAATACTTGTTCCGCTAAATGCTGGTGCAGTTGGTGAGCTTGCGTCATAATACCAAGTTAGGTAACCAGTTGAGGCTGCATCGCCAGTGTAGGTTATGTTTAGTCTATTCCATCCAGCCGGTATGCTGGTTGCTGCCACTGACGCTGAAAATACGTACCAGAATCCAGCTGCCACTGTGCTCACAATATTGTGATAATCTTGTACACCCGACACAACCAAGTTACCATATGTGCCGTTGTCTGCACTTGACGGGCTTGCAGTCAATGCGTGATAATTACTTGGCCAAACTGTACCATTAATGGCCAGCTGAATATTACCACCAGTTGTAGTGGTTCCCGAATTAGTTACTGTGCTAGTAGCAAACACCGCACTTCTTGTTGCGTTCACTGAGGTTCCGCCAGCAACACTTAGGTTACCCCATCCACTATTGTCCGTTTGTGTAAACGCAGTCATCAATCCTGAGATAGTGCCAGTAGTTTGAGTTAGAGAAGTTGCCGGGAAGTTTGGCGGGCTTGCTGGGGTTAGCTTGCCAAGAATAGCGTTTAACTGTGCCACTGCATCTGTTACGTATGTTGATGTTGTTAATGTCACTGCATTTGATACCAATTGTCCACTAGCGTTAGCACCAAGAGGTATAGTGTTACCAACAATTGATATTGTTGCAAAACTTAAATTGCCAGCTCCGTCAGTTGTTACATATTGTCCACTAGTACCGCCAGTAACTTGTACGTTGCTGATACTACCAAGTCCAATTTTACCAGTATTGCTACTAATTGCATTACCATAAATTGTTAAGCTACCTATTGCAGAGTTAGCAACAATGTTGGCTGTTGTGTTAACTGTTGTGAATACTGCACTTCCTGGAGTTACGTTACCAATTGCAACTGATTGCAAACCGCCAGTGGTAATAGTTGTAAAGTTACCAGTATTTGGAGTTGCGTTACCAATAATACCTTGGAAACTAGTAGCAGTTAGCGTATTAAATGCACCAGTGCCTGGAGTTACGTTACCAATTGCTGCGGCTTGAATTCCGCCAGCAGTTGCAGTTGTTAATGTAGTTGGTCCAGAGACTGTTAAACTGTTTGATATCGTCTGGCTTTGAGCAGCTACGTTACCAATACGCAAGTTTGCATATCCCGAATTGTTAATAACACCAGCAGTTGTACCAGTTTCTGTTGTTAAAATACCCTGGAATTGGTTGCTTGATTCTTCCCAAATCCAAGCAACGTTTACGCTGGCACTATTATAACCAGTAACTGGTTGTAAGTTACGATTCATTAGCATACCAATGTCATACGTTGGCGAGCCAGTATATCCGTTGTTAAAAACAACTAACGGATCGTTAATATATGTGTTAATTGAGTTAAGCTGAGAGTAACTATTTGAGACTGTTAGATTACCAAGAATAGTAATATTACTGTTTAGCGTTAAGTTTGTGGCAAATAAGTTACCAGTAACGGTACCTGCTGAAACTTTATACTGAGCGTTAATTGTACTATCAGTGATCTGATTATTTTGTATGCGGGTTACGGCCATTTTTGGATTATCCTTAATTTACCTATACAGTATTTAGTTTAGCCGTAGATAAACACCTCTTGAGTAGTTGACTATTTCAAGATTTTGAAATTACGAATGTGTAATTGATTAAACGTTAAAGTAAGTGCGCTGAATTCGTAATTGAGTTGTGGCAGTTGAGCTGATGGCTAATAAGTTTACCGTGCTACCGTTAATATTTGCCGAGTATGTAACAGTATTTGATGCAGTTCGCACATTACCTATAGTATTTACTATCACAGTTCCGCCATTTTGTACTAGCATTATTTGAGAAAATTGTGCATCGGTTGATGTAGAACTAGAAATCGTATATGTTGCACTACGATATTGACTAGATGAAAAACTATCAATGATTGCAGTTGTGGTTCCAATTTGAACATTTCCAGTATCAACAACTTCAAAGTCCAAACTCACCGAGGTTGCAGTTGCAATATATCTTACGTCAATGATATCAGTTATTAGCGGAACTTCAGAAAATGTAATTGTTGTGCCTGAAACCGTATAAGCAGTCCCTGGACGTTGAATAGTACCATTGATACTAACCAGTACCCCATTAGAAGTGGAGCTTTGAGACAATGTAAATGATTGATTTACTCCATCGGGAGTAATTATTTGATCGCCAATGGTGTTAGTAAGCGCAATCCAAGCAGTTCCGTTATAAAATTCTAGTGTAGAAATAGAATTATTATATCTTAAATAGCCAGCGATATTGCTTGTTGGATACTGTATGCTTGATCCTGCAGGAAGTCCAATGGCCGATGTGCTCTTAAAAATCGTCACTGAAGTTTGATAGGGGGTAATTGTATCTGCTGCTACGTTTCCATAATACGTTCCGGTGGTTATTACATTACCAGCGGTTACGTTTCCCGTAGCGGTTACGTTTCCAATTAAATTTCCATAAAATGTGCCGTTGGCAGTAACGTTGCCCGACACATGTATTACTGAACCAGTGTTGTTTGTGATATTTCCAAGAATTTGATTAATCAGCGCAATACTGTCTGTTACTGTACTATTTGATGTTAGTGTTACTGCATTGCTAGATAGCGCACCTTGCGTGTTGCTGCCAAGAGTAATGTAGTTGGCCGTGAATCCTTCTACGCCAGACAATACATCCAAGTTGCCAAATGTTAAATTGCCGGCTCCATCTGTATAAATGACATAGTTGGCAGATCCGCCGGCGATATTAATATTGCTAATATTTCCAAGATTTAGTTTGAGTCCGGGATCAGTTGTGATTGCATTGCCCAATACATAAATGTTGCCTAAGTGAGCGTTGCCAGTTATGTCTAATGTATATTGCGGATTAGAATTGTTAACACCAAATCTATGATTGTTTACGTCAAAGAAGGCAGTAGCGTCAATAGAGATGTTGGTACCTTGGCGTTCCAAGTTTGCCTGTAACATTGTTCCACTGATTTTTCCTATTGCCATGCCCGGTCCTAGGCAGCTACGTTAGTGCTGTTTATATTATGTATTACAATAATTGTAGTTGGGCTACTGCCTGTATATTGCGGAGGAGGAGCTTGGAATGTAATGATTGTTGATCCGTTTACTGAGTAGTGTGTTGTAGGAATTTGATAAACGCCACCAATAAAAACTGCAATTGCAGTTGGGTCACTTTCTGCTTGACTCATTGTAAATGTGGTTGTTGCGCCATCACCAGTAAAGCTATCAGTTACTAACTGTACACTACCAATTTTGGCAACTTGACTCCAGGCACCGTTGTAATAGAATTCAATTCGACTTGTTGCTTGATTGAATCTTAATAGTCCGCTAGTAGGAGCGTCACCGTATGCGCTGCTAGGAACAATAGGCAGTTGCATAGCAAACGTGGCGTTGTCTGTGGGTCTTGGATTTTTTAAAAATCTTGCCATTATTAAATTCCTATTGAGCTTACTGTTGCAGTTACTGAGTTTGCTGTATTTGCATTTGCCATAATGGCATCACCAATGCTACCTAAAATAAATTTTTCTTGGTAGACGATTAAAGTTTGATAAGCGGTTAGCGTAACATTTGAATAGATAATTGTATTTGCACCAGCAGAAGATCCAATTGGTACTGCATATATGTTTACTAATTCTGTATTAGGACTATAATTGCATAAGTGAATTGTTGTAATTGCACTTGTTCCTGTGCTGCTTTGATTGACAAATATATTTGCCGCTGTCGTTGTTAAGATTGTATTCTGTATTGCCATTTTTATTCCTATCCAAATACTATGCTATAGGCCACCGCCTTAGACTTTGTTACTAATTCTGCGTTAGTAGTTTGAGTGTTTGTTACATAAACGCCAGAGCCACCGCTACCAGCAGTATTGGCTGAAATTTGTACGTTTCCACTGGATACGTTTGTATATAGTGTATGTCCAGTTATGTTTAAGTTTCCGCCTAGTACTGGATTTGTATCTTGACTTAGGCTTGTTATTCCCGAACTAATTGCGGTTGCTATATTCGAAATTGCAGTTCCGTTGTAGAGTTGCCAAGATTTAATTGATTCGTTCCAACTAATGAATACGTTGGCTGGGCTACCAGATGCACTTCGAGCAACAATAATATTTGCACCAAGTGGATTTGGGGTAGTAACCCCATTATTCAATGTAATAGTGTGATCTGTAATTGCACTATCAGTACTAACAATGCTTTGACTATTTCCAGTTACAATTAAGTTACCATTGATGTATACTTGAGAGGCATCAATATTGATTTGATCCCCAGGATTGATAGTTTGGAGTGTATAGCTTCCAGAAATTCTTTTTGTGGTACTCATCGCGAAAACCTTGTTTATTGTATATTTAGCTGAGCAAAAGATATTGAATTGCCAAAATAAAACGGCCCGGAGGCCGTTTTAAGTTTATGCTATACTCACTTATAGCTGATTGTTTTAAGCGTAAGAAACCATTACGAATGTGTTATCCGGTGTAGCCAAGTGATAACGATATTTGTTTGGGTTGTATCCACCGGTGATGTTTGAGCTCAAGTAGCCATCGCTACCAAAATCGTAAACATAACGATTGGTAATACGACTTGCGTAAACAGTATTATTAGCAAAAGCCACTGTTTGAGCTGCTACGTTTCCTGTTGTTGCAATTGTAACGTTGGCTAAACCAGCAACTGTTGGGTTAACCGCAGTAACTAAACCAGCAGTATTTCCGCCTAATCCTAGTAATACGCTATTCACGCCAATTGTAGCTGGACCAACTACGTTTGCAGTTGCGTATGTAACATAGGTGCTAGTAGCATTACCAACTACGTTAGCAGCAATAACGTTTGCAGAAGTAATTACGTTTAATGTAACTGCAATACTCATTGTGTTATTAACCGTAGGAGTTGCTAGGTTAACTAGTGTACATCTTCCAACGTTTGTGCCATCGTTTACTTCAAATCTGTGTATGCCTTTTTGCAACATAATTGAGCCCGCGCCAGCAGCATTTGATCCAACTTTAACTGTTGGACTAATTTGACGACCTGCTTGGCTAGTGTTACCACCTGTACCGCCAATGTATGCACCATTGGTGTATTCGGGTCCTGTATAACGGTCATGTACGATACCGTCAGTGCTTGTGTTTGTGATTTTTAATTTTGCCATTTTATTTTCTCCTTAAAAATAGCGTTCTAGGCTACCCGAAGTTGGTGCTCCGAGAGTTCTTGTGAACTTAGTATTTATGCTAACTTAGAGAAAAGATACTCGGCCCATAGTTTGTGCCCTGCAGGATTAGGATGGTATGTACTGCCTTTTAGATTATACTCACTTGCCCCAAGAAAATTCCAACGTGTACCTACACGTTCCATTATGTCTAAGAATTCTGATTTGCGTTCGGGCTTGGTAGAAATAAACTTATTGGCAAGTGGGTCAATGCTCATTTGTCCTATAAAAGGAACTGGTTTTTGATAATTGTCAAACGCAATAGCATCTTGTATTACATCGCACCAAGTTTTATCTAATAACCAAGGACGGTGCGTCCACGAGTCTGTGAACGCTCTGCTTACTATAAATTTTACGTTTGGGTTACGTGTTATATACGCTTCGAGGTTGTTGTACAAATAGGTTTCCACCTGCGTTAAAAAATCCTGTATACTAGTTGATCTTTGCCAAAATTCTGCGTAAGCATCATTTACATTTATGCGACGAGTATGAGTTGCTTCCCGTAAATCTTCTGTTAGAGTTATTACAACGGTAATATTGTCTCGAGTCGCTAACAAATGCTCTATGTCTAATAGTTGTTCTAGCATCCAATAATTGCTACATCCTGGTCTTGCTAGGTTGACCCAATCTGCATTCATTAGGTTACTCAATTGTCGTCCTACTATTTGTTCCATACGCACAGGATCGTTACTGGCTTTATTCCAATCTATTCGTCCCAAATGATCTCCCCAAGTCCAAGAATCTCCAACTTGTATTAGTAAACCGTCACGGCCTTGTATATCTTCTTCATACCAGCATCTATAACTATAAGGATCGTCTACACTCCAATCTGTGTGCCTATGGTCGATTGATTGCTCAAAGCTCAAAGTGTTATAAAATTTATACATCAAACACCTCAAGTATTCTACGATCATAAGGTATTTCATACAAACAATTTTGATTGTGTTGTAGCAAGTCTCGGTAATGATAATACATATCGCCTAGATTGACTGATAATAATTTTTGAAATTCTTCTATTAGATATATAAATCTATTCTGTAACGCAAGGTCTTGAGTAAAAGCATAATTAATATCACTGGGGAACTGAAATCCCATATCTTCTAGTCTGTTCAAAGCATTGGAATTTGTATAGGGCAATATAAAATGTCCTTTGAGTAGTGGCTCAAATGTTTTTTCTGTTAGGTGAATTAGTGACTGTTGGTAGTAATTGCTTTCAACATATATGCTAAAATAACTATCTTGGTAAAAGTGCTTTGGCACTGGGGTGTACGCACCAACAACTGCCTCACCTTCTAAAAATATATTCCTGGCTCTGTTGCTAACATATCCATTGTAGTCTTTGACTTCTTCGTATAAGTCTTTACGGATACCATATTCTCTGCCTAGTAATGATAAAAATTTTCGACTTCTTTTTGTAGTAAAATCCAAATCAAATAATTGATAACTGCCTCGATTAAAATGATGTAGTGTTAGATTATCTGGTACTGTTTCTGTATAGTAGGCCTTGATTCTGTT